TCCCGTAGAAGAGGTAACTAACTTTACTATTGAAATTAGCATTTCTAATCAAAATCTTCAGTATAGAAGTGACTTTAATGAGGGTGAGACAATCTTTTGGCTTGAAGCTGTGAAGAGTTTAATTATTAACAATACTTTTAATAAGGTAAATCTTAGTCAAGAGTCCTAAGTTATAAAAAAGATATCTTAAAGCTACTATATACATAGTTTTTATAGGAGTATTTTATGGCATTAACTGATTATCTGCCATTCAGGCAGATAGAAAACTTTCCCAAAAACAATGTAGTAGCTAAGGTCTTAACCTCTGATGAGCTTAGGGGCCTAGGAAAAGCTATGAAGATAGCATCCCTAGCTCTAGGCTTTCAAGGTAATGCTTTAACCTATTCAAAAAGAGCGGCTTTTGAGCCAGCTCCTTATGATTTTAATAGGATTATACAGGCTGTTGATACAGACTCATATGTTAGACAAGCTATAAATAAATATAAAGAACTTTTCTGGAAAGAAGGCTGGGAAATAGTAGGCGAAAATCCAGAAGCAGTTAGATATCTGTATCAAAGAATAGATTATATGGAAATGGCAATGAAAAGACCTTTCCTTGATTTCTTGATAGAGGTTTCAGAACAAATTTTCAAGTTTGCTAATGTATTTATAGTTAAGGCTAGAGGAGATATTAGTGAATATTTCCCATCTAGTCTTGAACCAATGGGTGGACTCCAACCTGTTGTCGGCTACTATCTTATTCCTACTGAACAAGTTAGAATACTGAGAGATAAACATAATAGGCCAAGATCGTATCAGCAGGAAACAGATCCACTAACTTATGGTCCAAATACAAATGATCCAGTATGGTCGGCTGATAGAGTTATACACATCGCAGTAGATAAGAAAACTGGTAGAGCTTTTGGCACTCCCTTCTTATCAAATGTCCTAGATGACGTTGTCGCTCTACGTCAGATGGAAGAGGATATACAGAATTTAGTTCATAGAGAATTATTCCCTCTTTACAAGTATCGTATAGGCACCGCTGAGCAACCGGCAGAACCAGACGAGATTGTCAGAGCCGCCTCTGAGATAGAGGCTATGAGGTCTGAAGGGGGCCTAATCCTTCCTTATAGGCATGATATAGATGTTGTTTCTACTGGAAATGCAGCCTTGGATGCCACTAAGTATGTTGATCATTTCAAGGAAAGAGTAGCGGTTGGTCTAGGTGTTGCCCCTCATCATCTTGGCATGATGATGAATGGTGGAAACAGATCCGTTACTGAAAGATTGGATACAGCACTATATGATAAGGTTAAGCAATATCAAAAGATATTTTCAGATATGGTAAGAGTTCATATATTTAATGAGCTTTTGCTAGAGGGTGGTTTTGATCCCATAGCTAATCCAGCAGAAGAGGGAGTCTCTGATAGATGCTTCTTTAAATTTAATGAAATTGATGTTGATACTCAAGTAAAAAAAGAAACACATATTATACAAAAGTATGTTAACTCTCTAATATCATTAGAGGAAGCTAGAGTTCAACTTGGTGTTGATCCTTCTGTTGATGAGGATAGATTATTTACAGGTATTCAAGCACAGTCTCAGATAAATATGATGAAAGCTCAGCAAGCAGCAACTCAGCCCACAGCTGGAAATATGAATTCTGATAAGCAAGAGCCAGCTAAGTCTGGACAGAGAAATCTTCCTAACAATAGAAGAGGTCCAGGTAACTCCATGAGACCCGCCAACCAGCAAGGAAGAAGAACATCCCCCGATATAAAGAGAAGAGATTCTAGTTTATTACAGGCAGTTGAAAATTTATTAGAAGCAGAGTATACTGTAATAGATATAGATGAAAGTGAGACTTATAATGAAAAAGATTGAGTTGAGTAATCAAGCACATGTTAACTATTTCAGGACAAACGATGCGGTAGAGGCGTTTAGGCTTGCAGTTACGAATGGCCAGGCACGGCTGGCACTAGAGATGCTTGTAGATGTTGTCCAGAGTCTAGTTGAAACTGTTTCCGAAATTGAATCATCTACAACAGTTCAGCATGTAACTTCTGAAAAGTTTACTTCAAAAGAAGAGCAGAAGACTTCAGAAGTAAAATCCAACACAAAGACTGTGCAAAAGAAAACAACTGCAGACACTAAAGAAGATGCAGTTGATATAGAGGATTGATGAAGTTAGTAATCGCGTGTCCTATTTATAAAAGAGATTGGATACTACCACTTTGGATTCAATCTATACTTAGTCAATCTGTTGATATATCTAAAATCGGATTCGTATTTGAATGTTCAGAAAATGATTCTGAAACAATAAATATATTGGAAACTTGGAAGAAATACGATTCCAGAATACCTTACTTTAATATAAAAACTCGTCCAGATATCCCACATCATGAGCATGAAGAAAATAAAAGAAGCTGGACAATTAGCAAGTATGAGAATATGGTGAGCTTAAGAAATTCCATACTTAATACAGTTAGAGAAATAAATCCGGATTATTATATGAGTTTGGATTCTGACATATTGATGACGAATAGTTCTACTTTAGAATTGTTAATAGCTCATGTCAATCAAGGAGCTGATGCTGCTAGTCCTCTAATGTATATGACTCCTGTCGGTGTAAAATATCCTAGCGTCATGACGTGGAGAGAAGATGAGCCAGATAAGGCTTATAGAAGAAGTGATTACCCAATTGGTACATACTTTAAGTCAGACATAATAATGGCAGCTAAGATGATGTCTAAAAGGGTTTATGAAAATGTAGATTATTCGATACATAGGCAAGGGGAAGATGTTGGCTGGTCCCTCTCTTGCAAGGAGAATGGATATGATCTTTACTCCGCTTCGTATATATATTGTCCACATATAATGTCAAGAACTATGTATCAAAAGTTTATTCAATCTGGTGATCCAAGATCAGATTTAAACGTATATCATTTAGTATAAATTCATATAAATTTGTTCAATGTTATAAAAACAAATTTACTATATAAAAAGAATGCGAGCTAACGAGGTTTATAATGTCATTTGACTTTGTTGAAAGTTTTACGGTCCAGATGCCGGACTTTACAAAAGCTGATTTTGATTTTTCTGAATCATTCAATAGTAAGCACGGCTTAATAATAGAAGTCGCTGCTATACATGAAGGTTTAACTGCAAACTACAATAATTATTCAGCCGACGAGTTAGAAAAGGCTCTGCAATCTTGGGTGGAGCCATATCCAAAGCCAATAATACTAAACCATGATTTAAACACAGAGCCTATGGGAAGGGTTATTGCAGCCAGGATGGACAAGGAATCAGATGGTTCAGCTTTCGTTAGATTGCAGATAGCAATAACAGATCCTGTTGCCGCTCAGAAGGTTATGGATAAAAGATACCTAACTGGGTCAGTAGGCGGTAGAGCGTCTAAAGCTGTCTGCAGTATAAGTGGGGAAGATCTGGCACAGCCAACAGAGTCTGGAAGGCCAAGAGTATCAAAGTTTAAAAGAGGTCAGGTTTACAAAGGTAAATTGGCATATATAGATATGCAAGATATATCATTTAAAGAGTATTCATTTGTAAATCAACCAGCTGATCAAAAGTCTGGCGTTAGATCAACTAAGCACTCAGACGGAGATGCTCCAGTCGCAGCATCTGATGACTGGGTTGCAAGAAGTTCAGCTTTTGTACTTCACATGGATGACGAAGACATAGTTTCTATCGAAGAGAATGAGTCAATTCTCAGAGATATGAAGAAAAAAGATTCTAGAACGGTGTATCTGCAGACTAAGGGAGCTTTCCTCTCAGCCGTTGCTGTGCACGAGAGTGAAAGTGATATTAATATATCCAATTCATTACTATCTAGTGAAGATTCAGAAACAGTCAACTCTGAGGAGAATTTAATAATGGATGATAATACCAAGGAAGAAGATATTCTCGCGGTTGCCACTGAGCTAAGTCAAGATCTATCTAACATGTCAGCCTCAAAAGAGGCTTCAGAAAAAGAAGATCAGGCATTAGAGGAAGAGGTTATCGAAGATTCTTCGGAAGAAGACGCTACTGAAGGTAGTGAAAGTGTCGAACAAGAATCAGAAGAAGGCGAAAAGCAATCGGATGATTCGGTCGAAGAGAACTCATCTAACGATTCAGAAGAGGCGGAAGTACAAAATGTAGATTCCGAAAATGCTGAAAAGTCAGAAGAGTCATCAGCTCAAGAGGTTGATGATATTCAAGAAGAAGTTGAGCAAGACGGTGATCTCATTGCAGGCGAAAGTAGTGATGAGCAAGATATTGCACAGCTGACGGCTAAGGTTGCCCTTCTTGAACAAGAGATTTCAT